TGTAACTGTTGCTGTTGCACCTGTACCGTCACCACTAATTATTGCACTAGCAGTAGTATATCCGCTTCCAAGTGCATCCATATGCACTGCAGCAATTGGAGTACCTAAATTAAGCGCAATAGAAACTGTAGCTCCTGTACCACCACCTCCAACAACTGTTGCAGTTGGTGCAGTAGTATAGCGACTACCTTGGTCTGTAATAGCTACTGAACCAATATTTTTACCTGCTGGAACAACGATTGTTGCGGTTCCACCAGTACCGTCGCCTAAAAGCGTAACTGTTGAGTTATTAGCGTAATTAAATCCACCGTTGTTAAGTGTAATAGTCTGTAATGGAGCGCCTGCTAAAACTGGAGTAACTACAGCACCTTGACCGTCACCTTGAACGCTAAGAGTTGTAGACAATCCACTATAGCCACTGCCTTGTGCAGTAACTGTAACGCTGCCTAACACACCCAGCTTATAGCTTAATAAGTTGTCATCGTTATCTGCTAGTTTCCAGTCATTGCCATCACGAACTACGAATTTATTACTTGTCTTAACAGGACTTGTGATTGTTAAATCTGCATCACGTAACTCGCCTGCTTTGGTATTTGTATAAGTACCAGCACCAACTGTACCGGGAGTTATACCATGACCACTTACTAACTTAATACCTTCTGCACGTTTGATGTATGTTAAGCTAGCACCGTCAATGGAAATACCATGACGTTGATCTTCAACTGAAATGCTGCGATTATTTCGACTAGTTCCACGAACAGCAGCAACATTTGCTTTTGTTGTTAAAATTTCGTCAGTACGAGTAGTTGAATTTGTTAGTGTACCGCCATTAAAGTAAAAATAGTTGTAACCATTAATACTTGCTGATGTGCTAGATACTAAACCAGTTTTTTCATAGCGGACACCGTTAATGTAATACACAAACTTTGTTTGCCCAGCTACTGGATAAATTGCTAAAGTTTTTGCAACAGCTGCTGTTTGATACGCTGTACCAGTAGCAAACTGACTATTTTCACGAACAGTAACATCACCATTTTTATCAATTACGTAAACTCGTGTACCGTTATCGCTGTACTCAACCACACCGCGAGTATCTGGATGCTGATTATCAAATCCAGTAGGATCATCAGTTGTATTTGTAATTGTAGTACCGCTGATAACATCTAGTACACCATCAATTGTCACATTGTTGTTAATACTAGTAAGACCAGTAGCAGCACCAATTTCGATTGCTGTACCTGCACCTGCAATATTTAAGTTTGTTGCTGCATTAAATGCATTTACAGTTGTTGCAGTTGTATTAATTACATTAAAAGTTGTTTGATTGGTAGTAAGATCGCCACCTTTAATTTGCGTATCGCCATCAACTACTAAATTATTTTTAACAGTAGTTGTACCAGTAGCAGCACCAACATTAACTGCAGTAGCAGCACCAGCCAAATTAACTGTTGTAACTGTTGTGTTTGCTAAGTTAAAAGTAGTACCACTTACGGTTAAGTCACCACCATCAACATTAAGGTCGCCGTCTACGTCTAAAGTACCAGAAACACGGGTATTACCAAGTGTAGAAGTGCCGTCAGTTGTAAGAGTAGAACCGTTTGTAAGATTTAAACTACCAGCACTGATATTAACAGTAGCGCCGCCTGTTGCAGTATAACTTGCAGCTGCACCGCTAGCAACCAAAGGACCTAAAATAGTTCCACCTGATGTAGCATTAATAAATCTGTCTACATATGATTTTGTAGCTGCGTGGAGTGGGTCTGTAGGAACTGCGAACAAGGTAAGCATACCCAACATCGCGTCACCGTCTTTAGACAAGAATCCTTCAGCACCAGTAGCAAAGCTACTCCATTTTGTATTTGTTCCACCAGCTGGGTTACTTCCGCCCAAACTATCTTCATTTGCGATAAATGAACTGGCACCAGCCTTAACAACGTCGTCTTTGTAGTACTGTGTAGTACTTACCCAAGGACCCATCCAGCGAATACCTGAGTTAAACTTTTGCCATTTATTAGCAGCTAAGTCTGTATCAAATACTGTGGAAGCATGTGGAAGAATAGAAATATAAGTATTACCGCCATAGGTAACAACTTCATCTGTTGCGTACTGTGTTGTAGTAGACCAAGGTCCGCTAACTTTAAATCCTGCAACAATTTTATCCCAGGTAGCTGTAACGGTAGGATTAACGTTTTGGTTGTCTGATTTTGCGCGATACAGTGAACCACCGTATCCAATAACTTCATTAATTTTATAAGAAATAGCGCTAGACCAAGTACCCTGAAAGGAAAATCCTGAGCTATATATTTGCCACTTAGTAGCATCGGTAGGTAAATTACCAGTTGTTACGCCAAGTGCAATATAAACATTACCACCGTAGCTAACAATATCGCCTTGAAAATATCCAGTAGCATTAACATAGTTACCTTTGTAACTATTACCCGCTGTTAACAATTCCCAGTTTGCGGCAACTGTTGGCAGTGTGTTAGATTGTGTTAATTTTGAACGATAAATGTTATTACCGTACACAACAATATCGTTTACATAGTATTCAGTTACAGCACTAAAATTACCATTAAACTTAATACCGCCTACATACAATTCCCAGAAACCAGTGTTGCTTGGAGCGTTGTTAGTAGTCTCAACTTTAGCACGATAAATGTTAGCGCCATATGCAACCAAGTCATTTGGTTTGTAAGCAGTAGCCTCATTGTAAATACCGCTAGGGCTAACACCTTCTACAAACTTGTCCCAATAGACTGTATTTGTAGGTAAATTATTTGTTCCGTCTTGTTTTGCAACAAAAATAGATCCGCCATATTTAACAACGTCATTCTTCTGATAAGAAGTTGTTGCAGAATATACACCTTCATACTGAATACCATCTAGGAATCTAGACCAGTAAGTAGCGTTAGGAGGGGTAATATTTACTGAGTCTTTGACAGCAACGTAAACAACACCACCGTGTGCAACGCCGTCGCCAATCTTGTAATTACCACTTGTACTAAAGACGCCAGTAAAGTTAAAGCCCTCTACCATTAAGGCCCAGTACGCAGTATCTGTTGGCAATACGCCAGCTGTTTTTAACGCAAATGTATAAACATATACATTACCACCGTACTTAACAATATCGTTAGATTCGTAAGTAGTGGCATTGCTCCACTGCCCAGCAAAGTGGAAGCGTAATTTTCCTAGATCAATTAGTTGACTCATATTATATTAGCCTCATTAGTAAGTGTCCTTTGTTACCCCATTCAAACTGAATAGTATCTTTTGACCATACCCATTGTTTATAGTCATACTTATCAATTGTACCATCTTGTGGTAGTGAAACTGGAGTGTCTCCGTCTAAAATTTCAATGTTTAAATTACCTGTGTCAGGGTCTAGACGGAACCCGTAAAACACTTTATCAACAAGGTCGGTGCCTTCATAAAATCCACTCATTATGAGACTCCTTGTAGTATGGAAAACACAACATCTAAGCTACTATTTACTTTTGACGAAACAATTAGCTTGTCGCCAGTTGCAAGTACTAGTTTGTTGCCCTTCATGAGTTCAAATGGCTCACCACTTTCAACCCGTTTATCTTTGTGGATGTAAGTATCTACACCACCTCTTCGCAATTTAATTGTGATTGGAACTGTTGTAGATAACAAATTAGTTATTGAACATCCAATTACAATTGATTTATCAATTGCACTAAAAGCTTCTACTTCAGTAGTACCTACGGCACGTGATATTCCGTTTACAAATACTGTTGCCATATTTTACCCCAATGCAATTGCCATAATAATGGCTTTTTCTGTTGCTATTTGTTCTGTTAGTGCAGTACTGCCACCGCCACCGCCACTAGATAGTGCCGAGATGTTGCCCTGATTATTTTTATAATACAAGATGCCGTCTGCAGTATTTAGTGCTAACTCGCCGTCTTCTAAATCAGCTTGAGTAGGAATTTTTCCAGTTACAGAACTTCTTTTAAGTTGTATTTTAAGTACTGGATCAACAGTTAGTACAATTCTTGTACCTCCGCCTATAATTGCAATACCTTCAGGATAGCTAGTACCTGGATTAGTGACTGTGATAACACTATTATTGATACTAATCCTACCATCACCATTTCCGCCAACTACAACTATATTTGTTTGTCCATTAAAAGCTACAAGAGAGTCATAGCCATAGGCTGAAATAATAGATCCGCTAATTGCCATGACGACTCCTTTTAATAACTTCCGCCATCAACTTGAACAAGTTCGACTAATCCGTCAGTAACTGTAAATTGTGTAGCGAGAAACTTAGATAAACCTTTGATTAAGGTAGTAGCTGTTGGAATAACTGTTTGTGATACAGCAGTTACCAAACCTTTAGCATTTACCGTTAATGTTGGCACAGTAACAGAGTCACCATAAGTTCCAACGTTTGTGTTAACTGTTGCTAATGTAATGGCTGTTGAAACTGCGGCGCTTCCATCAACACTTGCTAATGTAGCAGTTGCATCGCCTGTTAAACTCAAGTTACGTGCTGTTTTCCATTTGGTAGTTGTTGAAGAATTACCAACTAATTCAGCGTAAACATTTGTTACTGTTAAGTCTTTGTTTAAAACCCAGCGATCATCGCCGCTGTTATATAAAATAGTTGCTGGAACTGTAGGTCCCCGAACTGTGATACCACCACCATCTGCCATTGCAGCTGAAGTAGCATCTTTGGCTAGTTCAATGTTCTTATCACCAATCGCAACAGTAGTTGAGTTAACTGTTGTAACAGTACCAAGTACTGTTAAGTTACCTGTGATTGAAGCATTACCATCAATGTTGATGTTAGCAGCTGTAATATCATTTGAGTATAAAACACCGTTGATTGTAACATCGTTAAACGTAACGTTTGATGTAGGTCCAAGTGCTTGAGGTAAACTAATTGTAACTGTATTATCAGTAACAGCGGTCAAAACCCCTGTACCACCAGTAATTGTTAATGTATCTGTTAATAAGCTAACTGTGTCTGTTCCACTATTGCCTGCAATCGACAAGTTTGTTGCAACTGCAACAGTGCCTGCAGCAGTTAAACGGCCTTTTGTGTCAACTGTAAAAGTAGGTATTGCTGTTGCCGAACCATAGCTACCTGCAGTAACCGCAGTATTTGCTAGTGTTAAGGCTGCGCTTACATTTGCTGAGCCATCGATTGCTGACAATGTAGCAGTTGCATCACCTGTTAGTGATAAATTGCGAGCATTTAACCATTTAGTAGTTGTATCTGCATTACCAATTAAGTCTGCGGTAACACGACGTGCTGTAAAGTCACCGTTTGAATCGCGCTTTACTAATGTGCCTACTGTGTTTAGATTAGTAGCTGCGTCAACCATGTCGGTATAGCGTTTACCACCAATAATAATGTGATTTACTGCATTTCCTGCAGTTTCGAGTCCAAGACCAATATAAAGGCGATCACCGCCATTTGATCCATTGTCGGTTAAGCCAGAGTAGGCTAACTCACCCGCACCTAGTACCCCAGGATTACCTGACGTTTCACTGCGCTTAATTCTTAAAATAGAAGCCATAGCTTAATCCTTTAAAATTGACCAGCTTCAAAAATTTGCTTGTCTAGCAAATTAGTAGCTTTCCACATATTTGTTGCTGTGTTATAGATTAACACTCCACCGTCTTGTAGTTGACTAAGATCTACGTCACCTGAAGCTGATATTGAATTAACTGCAGGTGGAGGCATCATACCACTAGTAATAATTCTAGCAGGCTTATCGTCTACTACAACACGATTTACTAGTTGTTCTTGAACTACACTAGTATTGTTACTTTGTGTTACAATTACTTCTGTTGTCATCGTGTGACCTCTTGAACTAATGTAAGATTTCCATAAATAAATGGGATTACATTGTTACCATTATATAGTTCTAAACTGTACACTGCTGTTGAAAAAGTAAAAGCTTGTGTTACATTTGCTAATAACGTAATCTGTATTGTTTTATTCGTATTATCTAGAATAATCTGTGAATTCTGCGTTGTTGCTTCGTGAATTACTGTAGGACTGTCTACTGCTTCACGAATTTGCATACGTGCTTCACGAATTTGCATACGTGCGGCATAACCTGTTAGTGGAACGGGTTGATTAAACTCTACTACACCCCCGCTTGTATATGCGGTATACGCCAAACTATTTACCTGATTTATTTCTACAGTAGTAGTGGTTGGTATAAGGGTTGACAGGTGATATTCTTCACCTGTTGAGTTAATTTCTTTCATACCACCTGCACCAACTACACGAAATCTCCAGCCTATTGGTAGATTATGTGGTATGGTAGTAGTAACTACGCAAGGGGCTGCTTTTGCAATAGACGAAATTGGTACATAAACTTTTGTTTCTGATTCCCAACGAAATGTCTCTTGAAAAGTGCTGCCTTGATAGATTTTATAGTTAATTTTTGCTGGTTGCATTAGCCCACCTTAACCTTTTTAGCTGCTGCTATAGTAGCTGATACTCTAAACTTATTAACTTCTTCAGTTAGTGCAACAACTTCTGTTTGTAGTTGCTGGTTTTCAATGCATAACTGTGCTAGTTGAGTATTAAGTAAAATCATTTCTTGTTGCAAGCGATTTAATTCGGTTGCTAGTAAGCCGTTTTGTTCACTCATGCGCTCTAGCTCTGTGTGCATTAAAGTAATTACGCTAGTTTCCGCATTAGTACTTTTCCAGTCTTTTAACAGTTTCTGTATTCCAACTGAGAAAGCAACAACTGCTAACGCAACTAGTGAAACTGTCTGAATGAGGCTGTGGTCGTTAATCTCCACCATAATCAGATCTCCTTATTAGCAGTGGTTGTATATTTAATTATAATCCAAACGGCAGGTCTGCCCTTTACATCTAGTTAAAAGCTTGTCAAGAAAAAATATTGAAACGTTCTGACATTTTGGTATATTATACCACAAGGGCGGTAAATTGTCAATGCAAAAAAATACCCTGCCCATATAATGGACAGGGTAAAATTTAACAATT